GCGGAAACGTTTCCCCAATACTCAATGAGGTACTGTAGGACGAGCGCACGCCAATCATACACGGTGCGCACGCGGGTCGAAGTCGACCCTATTCGGGCGATGATCTCCGGGGCCGGTCTTAGGGGGGTCCCGTCCTCCAGATAGTAGGATGATAAATACTGTACAGCCCCGGAAAAGCTGTACGACCATCGCTTCGAATAATTGTCCACGTGATGCTGGACGGCAGCCCAGTCAGTGGCGTAGAACATCTGCTCCACACCAACTCGAGGGGCCATGTGGCCAACGCTGTCCACCTTGAGGGGGGGGTTGAGCCTTAAATACCTACGGGAGTGGTCCGGGACCGGCTCGAAGATCCTGGGGATCAGGTACTTCACGAAGGGGGAGATCGAGTACTTGCTCTTCTCAGGATGCAATCTCGTCCCAAAGAGCCGGTGGCCCTCCCCCGCGATGTATTCTCCCAGCTCTTTAACCGACTTGAATCGGTAGTCGATGCTCCCTGGGAACACCAGCTGGGTAATGAGGTTGTCGTCACCGAGGACCCTCAGCCTCTTAACCTGACGGCACGCATTGTCGGGGCGTGCATTCCACTCCCGTGTTATGAACCATAACATGAACAGATTGATCAACGAATCAACCGTGGCGGTATTCGCCGTTCCACTCGCGACCCCACCTAGTGTAATCCGCACCTTTCCGTCCGGACACACTATCATGGAGTACGTGTTATGGTACTCTAGGAAGCTCAAGATCTGATCATCCACAGATCCTGGGGCGACCCCATATACATGGCGGAGCACCTGGTAAGCGAGCCAGATGAGCCATGGGGGTATGGAGTTGTCAAAAGCCTCCCAGTCCCCCGACATCCAGGCGTTCCCCTCCTCGAACGAGCGCCAGAGGCTATGTTGGCCGAGGTTGGAGAATTTATTAAACCCGATGTCGATTCGGTCCTCGCAAATCGCAATCCACCGGGTAAGTGGATTCTGGTACCGCCAGCCAAAGACCGACTCATGTGCGTCAGCCATCCAGACCGCCCGTCCAGCGGGCGCAAGGGTATCCAATTTGGAAAGAGCCTTGGCGATATTCTGTGGCTTGCCACGACCAGCGAGTCCCCAATAGACCGGCGGGCAGTCCTCAATGCTCCTGTGCCCGGCGAGAATGTCTCGTAGCCAGCACATCGCAATCTCCACTGCGCTCTTTTTATCGGTTATCCCACAGCTAAGAAAGGTGGGTCCTGGATTAGCCTCCCCTTTTACCAGCGCATAACGCTCGTACTCATCTGGGTGCATTGGGAGGAGCATTCCTCTGGACCACCCGAGGTAGTCCAGAAAATCCTTTAGAGCGCCATCCAGCCACGCGGGCCGGGGGAGATATTCTCGGTCACACTGTTTGACCCCTGCCATACCGTCCCAGGCCGATCCTCCGAAGTACCAAGCCTCCTTAGGATCTTTCAACCAAGGGACGTCCAGGGGCCCGCAGTTACTCCAGTAATTCCAGTAAAAGAAATTTGGAGAACTGACATTCTTCCTGCGGCCCCAAACGGGGGGACCGGTCCAATCATGTTCGGGGAGGAACTGAAAGGACCCAATCTTGTCACGCACCGCAGCGTCGTATGTGGCCGAGAATTCCCGCCTTTGTTTCTGAGACAAATGGAGACCCGCGGTCTCCAAGGCCGCCAGGCGCGCACGCCTGGCCGCCTGTGAGGCTCGGTGAGCCAAATTAATCTTGCGCCACCGGAGCAAGAAGCTCCTGCGGAAGTGGATCAGGCTCTCGGGCCTCATCCGGCTCCTCATCTCCGCCAGCGACGCTCGGACGCTCTCTATCAAGAGATCGCCAGGTGGGGCGCGGCGCCCACTCCGGCGGAGCGAGCGTGTCAACTTGGGCGTTGACCTCCCCGAGGTCCCCGAGGACACGAAATTTCTGGAGGAGGCCCACGCGCGCCTCCTCGGCCTTCCTCCTGACCACGCGGGCCAGGTAGACGTCCAGGGAGACTATGGTCTGCCCGGACGTGGTGGCCTGCGCGGACCACTCATAGTAGCGCCGAGTGTTTTCCTCGCGCTCGGCGTCCCCGAGGGACCCCGAAAACTGACTAAGGAAGGCCGCGGG